CTTTCCTCTCAACTTACAATTCCAAAACATGCCATATTTCATAGGCATAGATGCTCCTACCCTTAAACAAGCGACGACTACTCTCTCAGTATCACCATGAGGTCCAATTCCATTTACACTAGGATCATCATACTGATTCCCCTCTACAATTAAAGAGTTGTCTTTCATCAAAATTTCCACCACCTGCTTAAGTCTCAAAACTAATGGTGATTGCTCATAACCAATAATTGTACCTTTTTTATTTTCATAATCTGGTGCTCTATAGTTAGATCCATAGCACACATTCGCCCTAGCATTTTTATTTAAAACCTTTTTCCTCCTCGTATCATAATATTTTCTATCCCATTCATAACTACTTAATTCTTTTTTAAAATTTTCATGAACAGAATTTGTCAAAAAGTTTCTTACTACCATTAAATAGGCTGGTTTTGGCGCTTCACATTTTTCTGGTATAGTTACGCCCTCTAAACACAGCTCATTCAAATTATAAAGGTCTACAGTTTTCTCAAACATCGTCTCTAATATACCTTTAGCATACAAAAGCCTATCTAGATCCCAGCCTTCTCCATGCTGTCTCATACTGCCAATAAACTCCATTCCAGTATGATTTTCCCCTCCATTTCCTATAGTTAAGGACCAGGTTGGATTCGCATTTTTTGTTGCACTCTTAGTTTTTTTTGTTGCACTCTTAGTTTTTTTTGTTGCACTCTTAGTTTTTTTTGTTGCACTCTTAGTTTTTGTCTTAGTTTTCGTATCGCCTTGTTTCTTCTCTGTTTTTGCGTTTTTCATTGCTGTTTTTATTTCTATTTTTTTTTGTTTTTCTTTACTCTCAATTTCGGTTTTACCAAGGTTAAAATCTATTTCTGTGTGCATTAATAATTGAAATTATTCATAATAGAATAATTTCAATTTTCTAGACTCAAATATCCACTGAAATACGAAAAAAAAAGACATAAAAAATAACTATATTATAAGATGCATTATATATTTACCAATAATTTCCTTGTTTATTGTTCGCAAATGTTTTCTTAATCCAATAATATGTACCCCATTCTCGTCCATCATGATTGTTTATTATTTCTTCGATTTCTTTTTTTTCTGGCAATTCGGTTCTGTATTCTAGTTTATTTTGCCAGGGGATTCTCCAAAAACTCTGTATACATTTTGTTTTCCTATCATAATTCCAACTAACACATTTTTTTGGATATACACTTCTTATACCTTGTGCTGGTCTAGATTTCCAAAAATTATTTTTCACTGATAATTTTTCTGGGTCTGTTAGAAATTTCACGTTTAAACATAAATTCAATAGTTTTTGATGCGTTTTTTTCCAGTCCAACATATATTCTTTAATAATATCCCAAGCAAGAAGAGGTATATAAAGTGTCATTATTTTAGGAATCGGCTTTTTCTTTTCTTCTTGTTATTTCAAGAGTTGCATTGATTAGGTCATCAATTTAAGGTTTAATATCTTCAATTTTATAATTTTTTTCATTATAAAATTGAAGATAAATGTAAGTGAGTATTTGTAAGGTAAAAATGAATTACACAGCTAGAGAACAATCTCAAGAAAATAAAGGAATGATTTCCCTTAATATTCATCAGGGAGTTAGTGATTATACGCTGTATGTAGACTCTAAGAAACGGCAAAATTTTAAGGTTGATTTGGGGTTGGGCGAACTATCTAATGTTTTACTGAAAGTTGCAGAAAAGCAATTAGAATCAAAGTTCCTTGAAATGTGTAAAAAAGAAAACATGTTGTATTTAGGTTTTGCGAATAGCTGCGTAGTTATGTTAGATGCCAAAAATATATTAGACGGGGCTAATAGTTATTTAGATGGCTGCCGCGAAACAGGATCTCCTGCGTCCCGAATTACTCAAATTGTCGTTACAGACGAACTACCTGAAATGTGTGGTCGAATCATTCCGCACGTTCATCCTACTAAATGGTCGGAGGACGTCGGTTTTAAGTATAAATTCGCACCTAATACTAAGTGCGTATTTAATGAAGAAGGGAGCGATAGTTCTATAAGCGAAGAACATCCCGGTATTTATCATGTAAATAAAGTTGATTAATATATACACTAATATTTAAACTAATCTGTATATCTTACCTTATTTATATTTGTATACATTTGGTTATATAAATAAAGCAATTTACTGTTTGTTGATCTAATTTTCATTATTTTTTTTTTACCATGACGATTTAAAAGTTTAAATTTTAAATATTCGTCTATATTTTGTATTCCTGATAATTCAATGTGTTTTATAGGAATAGATTTATAATACATATCGTATGGTCTTTTGTAAAATAATCGTGTATTTGTTAAAATAAAATGACGTTCTGTCCATTTTCTAAAGACTTTTTTACTAGAAACTCTTATTTCTATTGTTCCTATTAACCAATCGTTATAATATTTTATTTCATCGTAATTTAACTTTTCTACAAGTTTGAAAGTATCTTTTATCAAGCTTCTAAATTTTGTCATATACTATAATGTTTGATAAAAAAAGTTGATTTTATAGATTTATAGGTATAGATTTATAGGTATGGATTTGTAAGTATTATTTATAGTATGGATTTGTAAGAGCGGTTTTTTTGTTCAACTTTTTGAAAAGTTGTTTGAAAAGTTGTTTAGAATCCTGCTAGTTTCATGCCTAATGGAGTTAGGGTAGGAGGAGTTACTTGTAGGGTTTCCGGTAGAGGATTACCATAAGTCCTGGGATTTTTGCCAAAAAGTTTCCCTCTTACTGGCCAATGATTCATAGTCCTTAGTTCATTAAACGCCTTTTTCTTTTTCTTTAGATTTGCCTCCGTGGCGAGTGACCTTGATTTATAGCAGAGATAAACTACTGATCGAAATTTCTTATTTTTTCTTGTTTTTAGTGCCTCTGCGCCGCAGTGAATAGTGCGACTGTCCCAAAATACTAAGGAGCCCTTAGGACACTTTATTTTCTTTTGTTCGCAACCTTCTAGCCTGTAGAATTCTTCTTCATCTCGGTTTAGCTTATACCAGTCTGCGTTTGCCTTTTCTGATTCCATTATATCGAATGAGTCAGCAAATTCTTCGTGTAGAGTATGACTTCCCTCGTAGAAAGCAAGGGTTGCGTCTCCGTCTTCTACATCTAGACCTGTAACCCATGATTGCATACATTGGAAATCATTTATTGCGTAACGCTGGTCAGTATGATACCATGTATTGTTGCGGTTCCAGCCTCTATTTGTTTCCTCGGGCGGTGGATTAAAGCTGAATCCATCGAATGAAACCAGGAGCTCTTCCGGCTCTACTTCCCAAAATTTTGCGAAAATATCTACAATTTTTGGATTTTGTCTTAGATCCCAGCTTACCTGAGCGTGTCCTACACCCCAGTGCTGAAATAGCATTGAATGTGATGGGAAAAGAGTGTAAAATCCGCTCCATGTTTTTTTGTCATTTCGGTTAATAGGCTTTTCCCAGTTTTGCGAAATATGCTCGAAAAAGTCCCATTGTCCGCTTACCATATCTTTACATTCTTGTTCATTTAGTACGTTAGGTATAATAGCGACTCCGTATCTTTCTAGTGTTGCTTTTAAATTATCTTTATCAGTTACATACCGTTCGTATTGGTATTCCTGGGGTTTTGTAGAGGTTTTTGTAGTGCTTTTTGTTGTAGTAATTTCTTGTTTTGCGGACATGATTTCTGTAGTCTTTTGGGTTAATTCCGTAGTGTGTGTAAGTGAGATGCCTATAGTGTCTAGTGTTTATATCCAGATTAAAAAATTTCAATTTTATATTAGGTTTGGCTGCGAGACGCCATGTGTGGTGTCGGATTGTGATGTTTTGTTATGTTTTGGTTGTGTTATGCGTTAAATATCTTCTACTATTTTATTCCATAAAGACTTAGCATAATCTAACCTATGTGACGCGTTTATATAAATTCTATAGACAAATTCCTGACAGTTATTAGGCACCATAAAACTATTGTAATTAGATGTTTCTGGAATTGTATAAGGTTGATTCGTACGATGTTTAAGATAAATAACCTTAGTTAATGGATTTACTCCTTGTCCGCTTATAAAGCCTATCTTTATTCGTGACCAGCCTCTATTAGCAATACCGGCTTCATTTAAACCACTAATTACACCGTCTAACTTTTTTTCAAACTCTAAGGTTTGGTTGTTTTTTTCGTTATACGAAATTACCTTTTCCCCTATCATTTTGGGAATATCTCTCGCATCGAACTGCGTCTTAAGACGAATTACTTTATTACTCACAGGCCAATTTATCATACTATCGTTAAGCAGGTTAAATGAGGTTTTCACTTGTCCTAACATTTCTTTTAGTATATCGGAAATTACATATTCACATGATTTTACTGTGTGGTGTGTATAAACTTCTTTATGAAGCCTGTATCTAGTTTGAAAAAGTGATAAGATTTCATTTTGTAGTTTTTCTGGCCATGTCAGCATTAAGGCAGACCCGTTGGTATGAGATTCGTTTGTTTGACTTTTGTCTGGAAATGTATAACTTACAACACGGCATTTCGTTAAAAGGCGTTCATACTTTTCACTTGTACCAAAACCTATATGAAAACTATCACGCTGAATATAGTCAATCTTATCTACATCAATAGAACAAACCTTATTAGCTATGATTTGATACAAATAGTTATTTTTTAGATGTTCTGGCGGTTCAATCATATGTATTACTGTTTCGATTTCATTTGGGGTTAATTCTAGGTTATAACTTTCTACCATTTTCTGAAACATGAAAATGCCTCGCCTTTCGTGTTTCGGCATACGTTCATCTATAATATAGTCATCGTATAGATGACTAAACGGTCCATGACCTATATCATGGATTAGTCCTGCGATTTGAACTAACTCTACCATGCGGTCTGATATGTTTAATTCGGGTTGATTTGTCTGTAGTGACTTAATTAAAATTTTTGCTAGATGTGCTACGCCTATGGAATGTTCAAATCTGGTATGATTGGCGCTGGGATAAACACAATATACAGCACCTGTTTGTCTAAGATTGTGTAGTCGTTTAAATTCGGGTGTGTCTACTATCTTACACATTAGAGGTGTAAGTGTGATAAAACCGTGTAATGGGCATTGAACGTTTCTGGACATTTTGATTTTAGTTTAATTATTTTGTCGGTTTGTTGTTTGTTTGTTTTTTATTAGCAATTTGTTAATAAAAAAAAATTCAATTTTATATTTGTCCAACTTTTCAAAAGTTGTTTCGTTTTTAGATTTTAATTAACTATAGCCTGTGAAATAAATTGGACACAATGCCTTCTCACATCAATTGGCATTCTATCTGGTAGTAATGTGTAGTATGAAATAGATGTATCCTCGCACATTTTTTTCATTTTTTTTAGATTTTTTTTAAAGGAATTAATATAATTTTCCTCTTTTACTTTCAATTCATCTATGCCTTCTAGTTCATTAATCTGTTTTAACAGATGAGAAGATTTTTTGTAAGCGACTTGAAAGAATTCACTCCATTCCAAATCATGTTTGAGAACATCATATATTCTAATAACTTTTAAGAAGAATGGTCTCATTGCTTTTATTTTTTCATATAGATTTGTTGAGTTTGCCAACATTATATTCATTTTCTTCTGTGATTTTTTAAATGAAGAAATATACTCTTGTTTTTTAACTTGTTGTTCATTGATTGTCATATTTATTTATTGGTTTTGTTAATAGTTACTTCTTGTCACAAGTTAAAAAACATCAATTTTCTGTATTTTGTATATCAAAATAATGTGTTTTAATTTCCTTGTTTTTATTTTATTTATTTTAGTCATTGCAAATATAGTGCTGTAATGCATTTACATAAAAAGTAGTGGCTTTATTGATTTTAATGTTACTTTTACTAAGATACTTATTAATATTATTCCATCGTGTCAATGGATTTTCAAAATAAATATTTATTAGTTCCACAAGTTGTTCTTGTGTAACGGGTTCGAAAATATGCGATACCAGATTTTCTCCATGTATATCGTCATATATTCTATGACAATTGTTTATAAATTCTATTCGGGATATAGTATCCGTTGTTGCTGGGAGTGTTGTCATGGGTTTATTGTTTTTTACAAAGAAAAAAATTTTATAACAAATAATTCAATTTTCTATATATTTATACATTTATACGGAAATTGTTTTGGGGTGCGTTTTGATTTTTGCGTTCGCGGCTTCCCATTCCTTCTTAGTTTCCTGACGACGCTTCAGATAAGTCTGGTAACGTAGGTCGCGATGACCTTTACGAGTGTCCCAATAAGAAGTCCATTCATTAGAAGTTAATTTGCTAAAACCCATACTATAGTGAAACGAACATCCCAGCCCCTTTAGATCATCAGAACGATCGATTAGTGGAAACTTAAGAATTGTTCCATCGACCATGTGATAGTTGTACACAGGGGTCTTTACGTCTCCGTATGTTGGATGGAGAAAATATTCTAGGAAACCTTCGGGATTCTCATAAGACTCATCTTGATAAAGCTTCCACCCATTGTCCTTCATCTGCTGCTGGAGCTTGTGATATTTATTGTCTCTCTTTTCAGAAAGAGTAATTACTTTAGTAACCGGAATCCATACAGGAGTAGTGGGTTCAACGGATACAGTGTTGTAGAATTCCATAGACATTGTGAATTAGTTTTGTGTTTTCTTTTTAAGTGGGTTGTGGTTCGTTTGTGAGATGTTAGAGATAATGTTTTTTAATAGGTAAAAAAAAGTTCAATTTTATTATTACTAGGAAAATACTTTTTAAGTTTTCCCTTGTCTGATTGTTTGGTATATATTAGTAATATTTCATTCATGTCTAATATTTTATGCATACGCATCCTCCTCGTCATCAGAAAGATTAAACGCACGCCTACGCTTTGTTTGGTTTCTCTTATTAATTTTATCTAGATTACGCATCTTACGTTTCATTTCAGATTTCTCGTGGTAATATGCCTTATGAAACCCACTAGCCCACTCACTGTTTTGAGATTTATTCTTCCAACATTTTGAATTAATACCTTTGCCTCCATTAATAATTTTGTCATGCGCGGCAACACAACCATCGTTATATCCACGCGAATAATCAACCATTCCTCGCACACGAATCTGACGAGCCATCATACTCCTGGTTCGCTCTTCAATTGCAACATTTTCGCGGAAGAGTCGGTTTGACTGCTGTAGAGCTGTATTGTGTCGAATCAAAAGATGCTGGTAGCGAATATAGCACTCGTCATACTCGCGATCCAACTGCTCATCTGTGAGGTTTGTCTTGGAATCAAATGGACGACGACAACAAGCACAGGTTGCGTTTGTTTCCATCCATCTGAAGAAGCATTTATTACAGTAAGTATGACCGCATAGTGCGGTGACACAGTTTTTAACTGTCAGATCACAATAACAGACAGAACAACTAGGGTCCTCGTCTTCTGTTGTAGAACTAATCGGACAATCGGGTTCTCCAGTTGCTGTGGGAAAGAGATGGGTCTGGATAGGAAGACTTGTATTATCTACAATTTCTGCTGCGAACTCGTCATCATCGTCATCTGTATCGCTTTCAAATGCGATCTCAGTAACAGCTTCTTCCTCGTCATCTGTATCGCTTTCAAATGCGATCTCAGTAACAGCTTCTTCCTCGTCATCTGTTGCGTCTTCTGCTACCTCGTCATTATCGGCAATTTCTTCATTCGTGACATCTGTCTCGGTGCCATCCTCGTCATTGGCCTCTGCGTCACTATCAGGCAATGGAGGGGGGTTTTCGAGAGGCTCTGTCATAGCAAAGGCAATGTTTGTCATGCTTTCTCTGAAATTACGTCGCAAATTTCTCATCTCACGGGAAGGAACAATTACGCGACGACGAACGGCTACGCGACGAATCGGTGTGTCGTCTGCGACTTTTTCTTCCTGGCCGCTTTCCACCTCTTGTTCCGCAGAACTATCTACATCGCTTAAAACGAGCCCGTCTAGGCTGTCATTTAAAGAGTCGTTTAGAGGCAGTAATTGAGTCGTTTCAGGAGTTAGTAGAGCAGCATCGCGTTGAGCTGCCCTTGTTCCGGCGGTGAAAACAAACACCGGCTCACTTGTAGTCGATGATGTTGTATTAATAGATTCGCCAAATGTAAATACAATAGGAGTAGTTTCGGTTGAAGGTTGAGGAGTGGTAGGTGTTTGAGACATTATGTATGTTTGTGTGTAGTAATTGTTGGTGGGTTGTGTTTAAATTTTTTTTATAAAAAAATAACTTCAATTTTCTATATTTTTGTTTTGTTTGTTTTGTTTGTTTTGTTTGTTTTGTTCAACTTTTTGAAAAGTTGTTTTTGAAAAGTTGTTTTTTAAAAGTTGTTTTTGAAAGTTGTTTTTGAAAAGTTGTTTATGCTAGAAATATATTATTATCCATATTATTATTTACATTATTAATATTGTTATTTAATGGATCGATGTCATTGAAATATTGTATAATATTGTTTAAAAATGCTTCTCTGTCATTAACCTGAATTACATTATCTAGATGTTCAGCAAGAGCAATTCTGCCTTGGATATTATCGGATGTTAATGCGTTAATAATCTCATCGGAATACAACAAATCCTCTTCAAGTGGAGGCATATCGCTATATATGTCTTCAGGTTCGTTTTCTTCTGCGTCCTCGGGTGCGTTTTCTTGTGGTTCTTGTAATGCGTCTGTGTCATCGAAAATTCGATCCAATCTTAGACCTTCGTTGTTTATTTCATAATTGATAAGGAAAAGCTCTTCCTGCCATTGTTGTCTCATTATTTGAACCTTTTTTTGACGCTTTTTAATTGTTATTAGCGATGTAGGTCGCATTTTGTGTTGTTTTGCTTCACTATGAAGGTCTTTTAGTTCTAGCAAAATTTCTCCTTGTAGAACAAATTCGTGATAATCCTTAGTTTGAATTGTCTCCATGTTTTTGTTTCGCTTTCGTAACTTTTTTTCTAAACACCTTATGGCCGTATAAGTTCCACTATTGAGTTGTTTGTAGAATGTAATTTTTTTTTGTTCTCTATCAGATTCACCAAGGTGTCTGTCAAGCTCTTTCTGTGCCATTTGAATGCCTCTTTCTATGTTATTTGCCCGTGTCTTTAACGTGTCAACGCGTTCATATTCTTCTTCCACCTGTCGCACAATTTGAGAGCGATGCGTGATAAGCTCCCGCATGTGTTGCATCTCTTGTAGTTCCTTGGTATTACCTAGAATATTGCCCCGGCAGCACGGACAAGTATTTTTATCTTTTGTCCATCTCCAGATACAATCCTTACAGAATCTATGACCGCACTCTAAATTTACTATTGTTTTCATGGTAAGTTCATCGCTACATACGCAACATTCAGTCATAATGTCGAATTGAGTTAGGTTTTAATTGTTTAACAAATTATTTATTTGTTGCTTACAGTATTGTAGATGTGTAATGGAAATTAATTTTATTTTATTTCAATTTTCTAAAAAAAATAACACCTTGATATATAAGAAAACATGAAAGTAGATGTTGATTGTAAAGAGCGCGTTAAAATTATTTTATCTTTTTTACTACAGAGTTACAAGGTAGTAATGGGTTCTATGTTGTTACTTTTTGTTCCTCAGACGTGTGAGGATGGTATTTGCGGTGTAACCGATAATCTAAGAAATACTGGTAATATAAACAGAGCAGGGTTGGTGTTGAATTTTATTTCTGTTGGGTTTTTTGCTCTTACTTATGGTGCGGAATTAAGACGTGAAAATTGGTGCGTTCATCATTTTGATATTAATCATGATGTTGGTGATAATAATTTAGCAATAATTTTAAAAGACAAACCTGTATTGTTGAAAGAATTACATAAACACAATAGAAGATACTACTACATTACTGTAATGACATTTATTGTTTATTTATTAAATTTTATCGTCTCTAATATTGTTTTGTTTCGGGACGAGGCATTTATGAGTATTGGTTTAGCTCCTTATTTGAGTTACATTATTTTAGTATTGATGAAACTATACAACTGTTATAGTATTTCGTTAAATTCAATTAAAGGCGATAAAGCTATGAGTGCTTACATGACTGAATTTACTTCCTTTAATGTAATTGACGCTGACAGATTAGATGAAATTAAGAATCAGGTTGAATCAGGCAATGGTAATGTAGAATCTGGAAATAATGCGGTTGAATCTAAAACTAGATTAGAACCACAACCTATACCCATTAATCTTGTTCTACCTTAAATATTATTCTTACATAAATGTAGTATGAGTAATTATAAAAATATAGATTATAGTGACAATTTCAACTATCACACAATAGAGAATAGTAATTTAAAAATATTTACAAATAAAATAATGAATAAAAATATATCAGTTAAAGGTATAATGAATAAAAATAAAAAATTACCACCATATATTAATATGTCTCAAACAGAAAAAGAAATATGTGAATGTTTAATTTGCTTTGATGAAATAGATAAAGACACTACCTATGTAAAGTGTAATACATGTAAAAATTATTATCATGTTAGGTGCGCTGATGCTTGGTTTTTTAAAAAAAATTACGGAGAGAAAAATTATTGTAGTTATTGTCAACAAAAAACATTGAACATACATTATACGTCTCGTGCTCTTTTTAGTTGTTGTTTTCCATGGTTTTCTCCAAAAAAATCTAAAATAATACGCAAAGAAAAAAAATATTTTTAAACATATTTTTATTATAAGCTTTTAAAATTGAAGTTCATTTATATTAAAAAGGTTTAATATAAATCACTTTACTTACACAGAAATGGATTATATAGGAATCCGGTCACGCACTGTTCCAGGAAATCACCCTATTAAGAATTGTCCCGTTTTGCACATAGAAGGTAGAAAACAAGTAGCTGATATTGTAGGCGACTGTAATTTTGATTTTGATCAGGAATTTTACAAAAATTTTCAGGAATTTATTTTTCAAAACCCAGGTCATACTACTAAGGAGTTGTGTGATATAATTACTTTTTATAAATTTACCGAAAAAACACTGGATGTTGCCTTTCGTCTTTTCAATACATGGAAAAATAGCTATTATAGGTTATGTGGGCCATTTATCTTTAAAGACTCTAGATGGTTTCCTGTTTATCAAAAAAAGTATACTGATACTGTTATGTTGGCTCAAGAAAACTCTCGATTGAGACAAGAAGTCGAATATTTGAAAAACGAAATTTATAGACTTAAGACCAATGAAAATGTAAAAGTTTAAATTAAAATATATTTTAAAAAAAATAATATCCGCGCAGTGAATTTTTCCAATGAATGATCGTAGGATCCCATCTCGTCCCTACTCTTCCTGCTGGAGGTTTTTCGTGATTTAATTTTTTTTGAGATTGTTCTTTTATTTGTGACTCTGTTTGTGGCTCTGTCTGGTTTTTGGTGCTAGAACTATCGATAGATTCTTTTTTAATTACTATAGAATTATTGTCATTTATAGTTAATATAATGTTTTGCGGTTGAATTGAGTGTTGAATTGGATATCGGGGTTGATGAGGTTTCTGATATTGTTTTGTTCTTTCTTCTTGATCTAATAATTCTATATTATCTTGTATTTCTTTTGAAAGTTCTTGTATTTTTTTATAGATTTTCTTATTTTTATAAAGTAAATTAGACATTTATACTTTATCAATATTATTATTTTAAATTATTTGTTGTACAATATCTTATTAATTCTTTCGCATGTTCCTTTAATCATAAATAAGTTTTTAAATTTTGAAAGCGTAATGTTTTTTCGATTGTTTAACGGAATGATTTTATAAATTTCTCGTATTGTTAAACACATGGAAGTCGTCTCGAATATAAAAGTCGCATATACTATTCCCATAGCAAATACAAATCCTACTTCTGGACATAATTTTAATTCTATTGTTATTGGAGCAAGATTAATTATTTTTATGACTTCTCTTAAATTTATTCTTTTTATTTGATATATTTCTTTTTCATTTGCTACGCCCGTTTCTTCTCCCCATTCTATTTCTTTATTTATAGCATGATCCCACCTTTTTAATATTGTTCGTAGTATTTCTACTGATTTAATTTTAAATGCCTTTTTGATAGAAGGTATATAGTAGTTGGCTATATGAAAAGAATTTCTTTTTGTTGCTGTTTCATTCGGTTGCGGTTTTTGTTGTTTTTTCATTTCATTCTTTACATTTTTATAAGTGATTGACGGTCGTTTTTGACGCGAGTTATTGTGTAGAAAGTTCATATAATAATATACAATATTATTATAAGATAAAAAAATCAATTTTCTATATCTATATAATTTTAATTATCTACTGGATGTTTGATATTGTTTCGTGTTAAAGGTTTAACTTACAATCCATTCTTTTCATTGTATTCGCCCATCTCCTTCTCGTAACGCTCTTTATCTTTTTCCGCAGCTTTATCAAAAGGCTTCTTTGTTTTTTCTGTAAGCTTCTTCCATCCAGCACCTAGAACTTTTGCAATATCACCAATCACAACCTTTTCTCCCTTTTTCCTTTGCTTTTCGATAAGTCCAGGACGCTCTTGCGAACAATAAAACATAAATCCAGTCTTTGCTCTTTTCGGTTTATTTGGATCTTTTGGTGCCTTGATCTTCATCTTCTGGCCCAGATACTTTTCTAATAGTTCAGGAATTTTATCTGAACCTCCCAATTCCATGGCGACCATTTTAATTACACTGGCATGCGATTCATACCAGAGATCATTTAAACTTGCAGTGTTATTGTGAAATAAGAAATGCGACATCTTTATAATTAATATAAATAGAGTTCTTTTTAATCAATTTTATATATAATATATATTATTTGTATTATATAGTTACTTTATTATTTCCTGGTCAATTCATCTATTATATAAGTATTTAATTTTTCGGTATATCAACGCTAAGTGATGTTTTTCTATAGTTATTACACTTTATAGGAGACCAACATATATTGTCAATATCTCCTACTCTCTCTTTCATATATTCAAAAAATTTCCAAAAATCTATAATATTATTTGAATCTGTAATTCTAAGAAGCAGCATTTCTCTTTTTTCTTTATTTGTTAGTCGTTTTAATTCATTTATTCCTTTAGTCAATAATATCTTATTATTTTCACTCAGAGTAGTTTCTGATTTAATTTTTTCTTCATAACGCATTTCTAGGTTCTTTTTGTTTTGTTCTAATTCCACTTTTAACTGTAAAATGGTTTGTTTTTTTAAGGCTTCATTTTGGCTTAATTTTATTTGTAACATTTTCTTTTTATTATTTACATGATGCGTGGCTATTTGTCCTAATTCGTCTTCTTCTACTATCATATTTCCATCCGAATCTAATCTATCATAAAGCCTTAATATCTTGACAAAATCGTCCTCGTCATAATTTTCAGGACATCTTAATTGTTGAGTTGGTGCGCCGATACTACTAACTCCACTTCCCATTATGTATTATGTAATAATATATAATGTCGTTTTTAATTTAAAATTTTCAAATTTATAAACTCATGAAATTTCTAAAACTTCTACTGTTATTTAATTTAACAATATATTGGGGAGAATTTCCTTTTTTCTTTTTTATTTTATTGTTTTTACTGAAAATATCAGGTACAATACTTCTTATATTTTTTCTTTTTACCATATCTTTGTATAAGGTTACACCTAATTCTGTGTGAGTCATGCTATAAAAATTTGAGTCCAATCCTTTTTGCCATAATTTATTTGTAATATTGTTAAGTCGTGTTAATTCTTGAGCGAAAAGTATCTTTTCTTCTTTTGTTAATTCAACGGACATCCTATAATATATATGTAGTTTTTTAATTTTGTAATGAATTTTACATACATTCCTTTTCAAACTTAATATTAATACCTTTTCTAAATGATTCTATTATTAGGTTTCTTAAACAGAATTCATAATCCTCTTGTAAATCTTTTGGGACGGATTTAATTTTTTCATTTACTAAATTAGAATAATTATAATAAGGGCTTTTTAATTCTAACAACGCATGAGCCGCATCTAAAATATCATATTCTAAATCTGTTTGCGTTTTTTTATTTTTTGATATTAAGATTTTTATTTTATTTGATTTTTTCGATGTTACTACCTTTCCTGATCTTAATTGCATTTAGATAATAAAAAAGTTATTATCTAAATTGTTTTGATTATTTAGATTTTTTTTAGTTTAATTTATGGTGTATAAAATTGAAATGTTTATTCTAAATAAGAAATTTATTACTTTTAAGATGCAACGCGACCGTAATATCCCAGATCTAAATTATTTTGTCGAATCCTCCATGTGGATGGAATCAACTTTTATCATATCTATTTTACGGATGTGGTGGTATAAATTTTCATATAATTCAATTTGTTTATCGCTCTGGATGATTTATATACAATTAATTATTATTAAATATGGTGTAAATATTCTAATAATAATTAATGAGATTTGCAATATAATTCGCAACTTGTATATTACTGCCAAGCATTGGACAAGTGAAAGTATCGTTAGTACAAACGATTGGTATAAAAAAAAGAAAAATGATTTTGACGAAACCGTAGTTAATTTTATGGAAATTACTATAGGAAGACCTATTATGGCTCCTTTTCATTCATGGGGTATGCGAAATAATGAAAGTGATTTTGAAATTTCTGACAATGAAAATAATGTTGGAGAAGAAGCCTATAGGGATTATGGTCAGGCAACTGCTGATTCTGATGACGATGAAGATATTGACTCAGATATTGACTCAGATATTGACTCAGATAGTGACTCAGACAATGAGGCGGATGATGAACTAGAGGTTAAAAATGATGAGCCTGACGATGAGCCTGGTAATGGAGAAGAGGGAGACGAAAAGGAAGAAAAGGGAGACGAAAAGGAAGAAAAGGGAGACGAAAAGGAAGAAAAGGGAGACGAAAAGGAAGAAGACTATGAGGTTGTTACTAATGCTCCCAAGGTTCCATATAATCTAAGACAGCGTAAGAAAAAAAAGAGTTGGACTTCTATCTTTTACTAGTTATAGATTTCTATAATTAGTAATTTGATATGTTAAAAAATTTTTTGTTGAGTGTTCTGCGACAACGGCAGGATTCGAACCTGCGCGGGCTATGCCCACTGGATTAGCAGTCCAGCTCCTTAACCGCTCGGACACGTTATCTTAATTGTTACTAATGCTGTTTATGTTTGTTTAAAAGTATGAACTTTTGGTGTCGGCTGTGGGATTTGAACCCACGAGTACGAATACATCACGGCCTTAACGTGACCCCTTAGACCACTCGGGCAAGCCGACCGATTTATGTTCTGACTGGGAATCGAACCCAGGACCTTTCGCGTGTAAAGCGAACGTCATAACCGACTAGACCATCAAAACATGAAAAAAAAAACTCTACGTTGTCATGAGTTTGGAATATACGGATTCTATTATACGCGCTCTGACCACTGAGCTACAGGAACAATGTGCACCTGACGGGGTTCGAACCCGTGACCTCATCCTTATATATGGAAATAAATATTGCTGTTAAGAATCCTTGATTAGCGATGAGTAGTTTCGATCTACTGACCTTCTGGTTATGAGCCAGACACGCTTCCGCTGCGCCACATCGCTATGTTATTTTGTTGTGTGTTACGTTTTTATAAGTTTACGTATTTAGGGCTCGTCAGCCACGCTCCGGCCAGGGATCGAACC